GGCACTGGACCAGAGATGGGGTTCCGGTTGAACCCGAACACACAGTTCGCAAACCGTGGCGCACTAACCCCCGACCCTGATCCCCCCCAAACAAATATAGGTGGGGGGAAGAGAGGGGGTGGACCAAGAAAAAACTTACCCCGCCTGCACGGTAAAGGGCATAATTCCAAGCAACTTGATGGGATGAGATGTTAACACGGTTAGTTTTAGTTACTTTAAGTTCGACCCAGAAGGATGTCCCCTCCGCACACATAAACACATCTGGAACTCCACCCCCGTGGCGATTTTCAATTCTTGTCGTGTGCCAGTTCGGAGGTATCTTTTCCTTCAATTTGTTCCATAGAAGTGTCTCTGGTTTTTGTGGCATCTACTTCCTCATAATCTGCATCGATGAAAACGTTAGGATGATTTTTTCTTAATTCGGAAAGACGGTTTTCAATTTCTTCTCGTGACATATTTTCTATTGCGTGGAAATGATTTGTCTCTCGCCTATCTATAGTCAAACCTCCAAGAGCCGATCTAATTTTTTCAGCGTTAATTGCAGCGGAAAACTGCCCAGCTTCTTCTGCATTTAAAGACAGATCAGTTAGACGTTTAAGTTGACCAAGCAAAGTGACGCCATATCTACGCTCTCTATCTTCACGCAATTCCAAAATATATTCTGCAACGTGCGGAAACATTTTAGCGTCTAATAATTTATGCGCCTGTATCTTAGCGCAATCGTGAGAATAACCTGCAAGTCTAGCGCACTCCGCATTCGAGTGAGTGCCGTCTACAAAATGTCTGGCAAATTCTCTCTGGCGGTTGGTCAATTTTCTGCCGTGTTCTTCTTCTATCTCTTCGGCTTTGTTATCTAATCGTGTAGGCATAGCTAAACAATATATACTAGCAATCTCAAAATCAAAATAATTAATTACAAAACTCAAGTTTCGGACGTTTGGAAAACTGGGACGATACAGTACTTTTTGGGACAAGCGGGACGAGTGCTGGGACGAGACAGAAACGCTGTAATGCACAGTGGTCAATGGTTAGCTAACCTTTATTCTTTGTCCGTCCCACTTTCTCACTTTTTTTCTTCAAAAATTCAGTTTTAAAAAACTTTTTTTCAAATTGCCAGTATATAGAAAACAGTCGTAATTACTTGCAAAAGTACCATATTTGGTGGTATATTTGTTTTGTTGTTGTTTTCAACAACGCTGGCGAGAGCCATGACATAAACTTAGAAAGGAGAACTAAAATGACTAGAATTAAAACGACTACAAAATTAGAAGCTGTGAAATGGACAAAAGAATTTTCCCCCTATTACGAGGAGGATTACGAAAAGTACACTTATCGCAATTGGACTATCATCAACTATGGTTACGAAAAAGATTATGTTTGGCGTGTTTGCGATCCTGATGGTCTTATGATTGAGGTAGCAAAAACTGTTGAGGAAGGTATTGATTGGATTGATTTTCATCAAGACGCCATAGAGGAGGCGAGAAAGAAATTACTCGCAGAGAGATATGGCGAGTACATCGAGGGTATCACAAAATACGCTATCGATAATTACGATGCTGGCTGGGATTTTTGGGTTGAGATGGGCGATGAAGATCGTCTCGAAATTATTGAGGGTGCGGAGGCGTTTGAAGAGGCGTTTAAGTTGGCTTTAAAGTACGCTGGCGATGAAGCCGAAAAGCGTTTCTGCAAAGCAGACAACGCATCCATGTTTGAGTGGGACGAGGAGCTATACAAAGAACTCAAAGAAAGATTTAATGCTTTTAGAAAGGAGTGCGCATAATGAATAAGTATCTTCAGGATCACTACGGACAATTGATGGGGCATAAAGTTACGCAATTAATTGTCGATGGTCACACGGAAGATCAAGACGAGCCATTTATTGGTTTGCTTCTTGAAAAAGGGAAGTCCAAAAAAATTGCTTGGATCTTGATGGATCCAGAGGGCAATGGTGTAGGGCATCTTGATATAGTCGAAGCAGAATTTGCTAAAAAGGAGAGCGCATAATGGATACGCCAGAAATAAAACAAATCAAACAACAGATCGCTGATAGGATAAAGGAGATTGTTGTTGATCAGTACGAGAACGACCCCGAGGATCGCCAGTGGTATTCTGTCTTTGGCGATTTAATTGACGAATTGGAAGGAGTGAAAAAATGAGCCTGAAGACTTATCAAATACTTTTGGATTTGAATGTCGAAGATCCTGAAGATACGGTAACAATTAAAGAAGCTATATATTCTTATCTTGAGGAACTAATTGAGGATGATAGTTTGATTTATGAGGAGAAAGAAAAAATGAAAGGAAAAAAATACATCATTGAACATAACTTTAGTTATGGATGGGATATCTTAAACGAGTTCGTACACGATGATTGTTACGATACTCAAAGTGAGGCTCAAGAAGCCATCGATGATTTGATCGATACTACCAAGCAAGCGTTCAAGGACGGTGATATATCAGAGCCTTATAACCCAGCGGATTATAGAGTAAAGGAGATCCAGATATGAGAAACCATGTTATTTCATTATACGACTACACGGGCGAAGCACTTCGTCCGTGGGCAGAGGCTGGTTATGAGTGTTTCGCTTACGACATCCAGCACGACAATAGTACGCCTACAGATTATGGCATAAATTATATCCATGCCGATTTGTACGATCCTCAAACGTTGTTAGATATCTTAGCAACGCATTGTTCCAAGGCGTTTTTTATGTCCGCATTTCCACCATGCACTGACTTGAGTTCAGCTGGTGCGAGGTGGTGGAAAGATAAGGAGAAAGAAGATCCTTACTTTCAAATTACGGCTACACGCCATGTCACGAATTGTGATCACCTTGGAAAGGCATTGAATGTTCCCTACTACATCGAAAACCCAGTGGGCGCACTTTCCAGAATATGGAGAAAAGCCGATTTTACTTTTAACCCATACGAGTACGGTGGGTATCTGCCAGAGGATGACACGCATCCAGATTGGCCAGATGTTATTCCACCTAGGGACGCTTATCGAAAGCGCACTTGTCTATGGACGGGGGGCTATTTTAATATGCCCGATACTCGCCCAGTAGATCCCATTAACGTGGTGTTAAATCGCAAGGATCCAAAGAAGGGTAAGAACTTCTCGCCTATCCATGCGAAAACTGGTGGTAAATCTTTAAAGACAAAGAACATCAGATCTGCCACCCCTAGAGGTTTCGCCAAGGCGGTGTTCCTTGCTAACGCTGATTTTAGCTGGGTAGGCACTGGGCGTGACGTACAAGGCGGTGTTCGTGACTATGGCAAAGGCGTAGTCGTTGATTTTAAAACATTAAAGCAGTGGGAAGGGAGTTGTTTCAAATGAGTTATACAGCGTGGAGTGCATACGGGGGCGTGGTCGATTTAGATCACGTTCCTTCTCATCGGTTGGTCGGGGAAAAATTCGAGATGACGAATGAGCAAATCGAGTTCCTCACCGATCTGGTCAACAATCGTGTTGAAGATATCAGCGAGGATGAGTATCCTGACGAGGGCAGACTTTACGAAAAAAATGTCCTAGTTCAGGTCCTGAGAATTTTGGAAAGGAAATAATAATGGAATGGCATATAACCGTGGACTGTGATTGTTGCTACGAGGGGACAGTCACCCCGTTTAATCCCGATGAACATTCCCGACCTTGCATGGAGTGCGAGGGTCAGGGCTATCATATTTTCGTGGAAACTCTCTATGAAACGCAAGCGGACGTAAGAGAGGACTATCCTAATGCAATCCGCATAGACAAAGGAGTGCCTTATGGGAGTTGATGTAGTTCTTCTCTTATCGGTTGGGAGTTTTATCGTAGGCGTGATGCAGATTTTAGCAGCAACCTGATGTTAAAAACTCTCGATCTTTTTTCTGGTATCGGTGGTTTTGCGCTTTCGCTCGAAGCCACCGGATTTTTTGAAACCACTTGCTTTGTGGAGCAAGAGCCTTATTGTCAGGCTGTGCTGCGCCACCATTGGCCCCGAACCCCGATCTTAGGAGATATAAAAAATGTCACCCGACCCGACCTCCCCGACCCGAACCCCGACCTTATTTGCGGAGGATTCCCATGCCAGCCCTACTCACAAGCTGGACTCCAAAAAGGAAAAGCCGACCCCCGACACCTCTGGCCAGAAATGTTTAGACTTATCAGGGAATGCAGGCCTTCTTGGGTTATTGGAGAAAACGTTATTGGAATCACCAAACTGGGCTTGGACGAAGTACTCAATGACTTGGAAAACGAAGGCTACGCCACAAGGACATTTAATATTCCAGCTTGCGCGACAGGCGCACCGCACCTCCGTCAACGCCTCTGGATCATCGCGCACTCCGAAAGCGAGAGCAAACCAAAAGGACAACTCGACCTCCTCGACCCGACCCCGACCCGACACATGGGCGACACCAAACACAATGGATCACTTACCAGCCCGACCCCTGGAACTGTGCTCCGTCAATCAGAAGAACAGAAAGGGA